GATCTCCCAGCGCTCCCTGCTATCTTCTTCACGCTTTCGCGAATAGCCCACCACCTTGTTTTCAAACTGGCGCGGCGTCATTAAATAAAACTGCGATGGTGATAATTCAAGTTCACCAAAGGCAAGTTCTTCTAGGTCATCCCAGGTTACTTCTTGCTCTTTTTTGGGTTTGTGGGCTTTGCCGGATTGCTTTTTTTTTCTTGGGGAAAGCTAGCCGCAAAGGCCTCCATGATTTTGGCCATTTTAACTGTGTCGTAGATCACTTCATTTATAATCAGATCAGTATCTTCATCAAATTCCTCCTGAATACCGCTGAAAACAACATCACGCAGATCATCTATCTGCTCAAAGGTGGGATCTTCGCCCATGTCTGAAAACTTCGACAAACGCTTAATGAGTTCGCCGAAGGTTTTAATGTTCCAGATTTTGGAAAGCGTACGATGGCTTCCATAGTTGAAAGCTATCGTATACTTTTTACCGTTTATTTCAATCACTGGTTTTCTCATACCGCGATAACTCCTTTAGTAGGCGCACCATTTCCGGTAAGCGAGAAGCTTGCGGTGGGATCTTCATTTACCGCGCTGCTGGCATCCAACTGACTGAAATATGCCTTGCCGCTGTAGAATGTATTGCCGGTGCTGCTAGGGGTAAACTCAACATCAATCTCTGTTTTTGCGAGCATTGCATCAAACAGATCTTCAAAGTTGACATACTCTGTAGGTGCATCCACCGTACTCACCAGCAGGCTTTCACCGCTTGCACTCCAATCAATGATATTTGGTGCGCGTTCTACACCGTCTGTATCTTTGGTTGCCCGCTCCCTGAAATCCAGCGTTAAACTTATAGATGCCGAAGTCTCGTGCGCGAATTTTTTACCGTCAATCGTAAGTCTTAAAATGCCCTCTACTGTCTGTGCCATTGGTTTTATTTTTTAAATGTGAAACTCATTGTTACGTAAGCCGTTTTTAGGTCATTGCTGTAATCGCTGTCTGACCCCTGAAAATAGAAGCTCTTTAAAATGCCTGCTTCCAGTAACTGCTCCTTAATATTCTGGGCGCTCTGTGCGCCGTTTAGGTAATCATCGTCAAAGACGGTCACCGCCAGGTTATAATTGCCCAGACCACCTTTGGCCTCTGGATTGACTTCATCAACTTTATAGGTTATAAATGGTCTATCGGTGCCTTCTTCCGCATACAGCGGAAACACGCCACCCGCAAAACGCGCCTGGGCTTCTGCAGTTGCCGTTATTGCTGTATATGCTGCTTTTATCGCATCAACCATCTCCTAACCTATCTATTGATTTTTGCACATATCGTGCTAATTGTACCCTTGCTTTTTCACGCGCACCCGGCACCGTAATCGTTCGGGCGCGGCCTACAAAGGGATTTGCCCTGGTCTTACCTTTACCGGTTATTTTGCGGCCATATTCAACAAAGTGGGCGTAATACGCCTTCTTTCGATTTGGGGCGACCTTCACACCGGCAAGCGCTGCATCACGGAAACGAATCCTGCTGATGCGCAACGACTTTTTAAGCGCGCCTGTTTTCCCTTCCGGGGCTTCCTGCCTTGCGGCGGCAAGCGCTGGTTTTGCCACACGGCGCATGATCTTCTCGATCTCGCGGCCCTTGACTTTATCCGGTAGGCGCTTTAATTTTGCGCGGAGCTCTTCAAAGCCTTCCACGTCTATATCTATGCGGTTACTCACGACGGGAGCATTTCAACTCAATGAACACATCACGGCCGTGAACACCTACATAATTGACATCCCACTTTACACCATCGTCAACCACGATCAAGTTTGCACTGTCCTGGTAAACTGCCTTGCGGTAGCGTATAAAGTAGCGGCGTACCTGCAGAGCGATCACGGTACCATCGTCAAGGCTCTCACCGCCGCTGGTATCTTCACGCTTTGCCCACACCGGGGCTATTTCATTGAACGTATCAGACCGTTCCCCTATCGTATTCCTGCCACCGGCAACACGTTGTAAGATCACGCGGCGGTTGAGATCGCCAATAGATGGAAGGTCATTTGCCATTGTTACCCGTATTTTCTAAAAGGGCGCAGCAATGACTGGCTGGCCTTATTGGTTATTGCCTTGCGGTCTTCACGATAGGTGTACATGTCTGAAATTTCCAGCAGCATCGCACGGCGTATATTGTCAGGAAGCGTATTTGCATCCCATCCGGAAACAACGGTCGCGGTGATCACGGCCTCTGCATCGCGCGCCACTTCAAATTCCTGAAGGAACAACAACCTGCTTTCCTTATCGTAGGTGATCAGCTTGTGATTACCCAGATCGTACACTTTATCTTCACCATCCACATCCACATAATCAATCGCGGTCACAGCGGTTACTGGATGCACAGGAAGTATAATTTTTCGAGCACCTTCATCTGCATATACCTTTACATCGCTTTTTGCGACCGGATAGCCCAAATACTGGGAAGCCGAATCAAGCGCTGCACCTATGTACAGTTCAATGAGATCATTATCAAAAGCTTGATCTTCCTCTATGCGCAATTGGGCTTTCGCCTGTGGCAGTGTGATAAGATCTAGCGGTGATACGAGTTGCGATATGACGGTGTAGTTCAGCATTATTCCTGTACTTCTAAGGCGTAACCAGCTTTTATAAGCTCATCGGCCTGTTTAGCTTCCATTTTTGGAACAACTTCCCCCACGGAATAAGAAAGAAAGAACCTGCCAGATGGCGACTTCTCAATCAATACTTTCTTATACTTAGAATCTTTTGCTTTTTTTGGAGCTTTTACTTTTTTTACCTTTTTCTCAGGAAATTGATTGCCGATGATACGCTTTGAAAGTGTATCATCACCAATATTATCGGCAAACTCAATTTTTAAATCAGTTGCCATAGCCTTCAAATCTTCGGAATTAAGAGCAGCTAGCTCTTGTACCAGCTGCTCTTTTGTTTTTATATCACTCATGGATTTGGATTAAAGGGTTATTTTCTTATTGATGGCAAAACCCTGTGGATTTGCTGCCATAATATCGCGGTGCAGATTCACGATCATACGCACCTCATTACTACCGGCTTTAGTATATGGATCGACAACGAGGTTCATACCACCCCAGAAGCCAGCATATACGTTAGCCATATCACCATAAACAACAGGATAGTTATCCGCAGTGCCAGTAAGAACTGGGAGCAAAGATGTGCGGACGGTGCGAGTACCGTACAGCTCATTTCTCATATTCATAAGGAAAACACCACTTCCAGCATCCAATGGAATGCTCTTAGCGATAGCACCCAATTTTTTATGAATCAAGAAAATAGGATTCCCATTAGGGATATTTTCATCATCCACAGCGCCTTCCAACTCATTGATTTTAGCAAGGGTCAACTTACCTTCTGCACCGGCATAAACAAAAGCAACTTCGGGATCATTAAGAAGCCCCAAAGTATTAGGAGCGACACCATCACCATTCAACATATCAAGCATTAATCGCTTGTTTAACGCCGTGGTTATTCGGTTACGAATATCGGTTTCAACATTCCATTCAGATTGAATAAGAAGTTGATTTGAGATAGCGGTTTCCATCGCGGTACGCTTGGGCTTCATTATCCTTTTATCCCATTCCTGCTTTTGAGGAGTTGTGTTTGCGGTTTCTGCAAGATTCTCGAAAGTAAACTCACTACCTCTAACAAGTGGATAATCACCTATAAGGCCCCGTTTTACGGTTACACCTAGATCTTCTATAGAAAGACGATCTACAAAGGTGGGCAGCATTTCACCTACTTCTTCACGAACCAGATTCCCGCCAAAAGCCCCACCATCCTGAGTCACGGTATGACTATCTGCGCGGAACATCATTTCATTAGGAATATTTATGCCCCTTCTGGGAACTTCCAAGCCTTGACTTCTCAACTCCTCCTTAGCCATTGCATTCACTTCGGCTTCCACACCATCCAAGGCACGCTGATCCAGTTGCGCTTCAAGGGCGCGCTTCATGGAAAATTTAGCCATAATCTTGGCCTTTTCTCTTTTTTCGGAATCTTCGCCAGACGGTTTATCCTTTTTTCTTTTTTCTTCAGAAAGATCTACAGGAATGGCATCCCGTTCTGCTTTCTCAAGCTGCAAAGCTTCGGCATTTTCTGCACGGGTAACCGTTGCATTCATTGCTTCGATTTCCGCATGGCGCTTATCGAAAGCTGTTGCTTCTTCTGGTGAAAAGTCACGGCTTTCGCTCTCGGCTTTTTCGGTTAATGTGATCTGAGCATCCTTTAATGACTGACGCTCTTGTTTCAATTGATCAGATTTTTTCATCTTTTTGTTTTTAGTATTGATACATTTTACATTGAGCTTGTCTTACTGTCATACTTCCGGATTGCTCAGATCCCGATGTATTTTCTTTTGTGTCTTTTTCGCTTTCGCGGGCTTCAAAATTTCTTTTTGCCACATTGGTATCGGCATATGCCGGATAAGTGACTGGCGAAACATCGTATAGACGTTCTATTTTCTTGATTTGGCGCAATTCATTTTCCCCTTCTTTTTCGATCCAAACCACTTCACTTGCGCGAAATGCAAAAGAGGACTGGGTGACGTCACCGCTTTCAATCGCGTCCTGAAGATCAATGGCAAACGTGCGGTTTGGCGTTGTGTAGCTATATTTTAATCCAGTTTCATCTATAGTAAGGCTCAACGTGCCCTTACCTTCATTACTACGGGCGAGAACGAAATTTGGGCTGTGATTAAAAAGGCAGCGCACATCATCATTTAAGATATCATCAAATGCACCTGGTAATATTTCTTCATCAAACCAGCCTAGATCTGTACGGCTGTTAAATTTTGCCGCATACCCTTCTATTACAAAAAGCGTGGTCTTTTTATCTCCTTCAGCACGTTTCTCTACAGAGACTGGCGCGTCAAAAAATCTGCGCTCCGCCTGTTCATCCATTACTTTTGCATAATCTTTAGACTGGCTCATTGCTTTGTTTTTTCATTTGTTCTTCAGTCATCATATTGACCATTTGCAATAGTTCGTTACCATCTTTCCGTGGGTTGAGTTCCTCTAATTTTCTAACTTCATTAGGCGTCATGAGCTTAAAGGAAACCATGGTTTTATAATATTCCGCACGCGATTTCTGATCGCCCCTGAGCATACTGCGCAGATCGAATTTTATATAGTGATCCATCTTCTCCTTATCGGAAAACAGTTTGCGGCGGCATTCCTGCTCAATGTTTACCGTACGCGGCATCACACTGTCCTGCTGATGCTCTATGGTCATCTGCTGCAGGTTGCTGTAATTGGAATTATCGAGGTGCTTTAATTTATGCGGGGCCACGTTTAGAAACTGGCAGATATGAATGATGCCGCGCGTGTCGGTTTCCAGCCATTGCGCTTCGGCCGGTGTAACGGT